TGAAAGTACTGCCAAGGCTATCAATGGAACCAAACAGCTTGTGAGTGGTGTTGGAGGGAATTTTCAGACACACCTTCGACGAGAACAGCAGAAGGACAAAAAGACATCTTCTGCTAAGAAAGAAAATAAAATAAGTACCCCTGGATTAAGTGGTAGCACAGGTGCTGTCGTTTTTGGAGAAGGTGAAAGCAAAGGCAAGAAGGGAAAGAAAGGTAAAAAGGGTGGTAAGAAAGGTGGTCGCAAGTCAGCCGAGGAACTTGCTACTGGTGGCACTCGCAACACTTCCATCACTATGCACATCGGAAAATTCTTCGATAATATCAATGTTTATATGAACGATAAGACTGACACTGCGGAACTTGAACGGACTATTCTGCAAAGTATGAACCGAGCGTTAGCTATAGCAGCAAGTACAGACAGATGAACAAGATAGCACGATTTGCACTCGAAAACATAGCTCTGAGAGTTACAGGCAACAAGATTCCACCTTATTGGCTGTTCAATGTGAATAAGCTCAGAGAGGTGGACGAAGAGGAATATAATGAAATCAAGTCAATGAGTGATGAGGAGTTGGAAGATACTGTTCGCACTAATGCACTTGGTATACCAATGCAACTACCTCTTCGTCTACGTCTTGAAGAAAGTGGTGCTCAAGAATGGCTTTTGCCAATTGAGCCGATGATTAGTCTGCAAGGTCAGAATATCATCGTGCGGCGACACGTCAACAAAGGTGCTGTAAAAGGAAGCATTAAGGAGCGGTGGTCACAAGATGATTATACTATCAGTATAGAAGGTATCCTTATCGGTGAAAATGGTAAATATCCTGAGGAAGACGTAAGCCGTTTACGCTCATTCTGTGAAGCTGGACGAGTGACAGCATTAAACCCCTTGCTGGAAATATTCGGTATATCACATCTTGTCATTGAAAGCTGGGAGATTCCTTTCACAAGTGGCTCTTCTAATCAGAACTATTCGCTAAAGGCATATAGTGATGACATATATAAACTTCTCTTAAATCAGCAGGACTTAAAACGATAGGCTTATGTACACAATGGCTTACGATATAGAGATTGGAGGCTGGCACGTTGGAATGCTTGACAGTGTTGAGGTGCATCGAAGTGTTGAACTACTTGCTGATACGGCAACTATAACATTGCCAGGTGCACAGTATAATGTAGCTCTGGATGTTGAAGATAAACTTCACAGAGGAGATAAGGTTATTATTCGCTTTGGATATAAGGAAGAAGGTTTAAAGGAGGAGTTCACTGGCTGGCTGCAACAAATCAGTACAGACGGTGACAATATTAAGCTGACTTGTGAGGATGATCTGTACACCTTTCGTAAGGAACTCAAAAACGAAGTGTTGAAGAAGGTTACACTTGCAGATCTTCTTAAGAAAGTAGTACAGGGAGTTGGAAAGGGCTACTCTATTCAATGCTCTTACAGTTGGACTTATGCAAAGTTTGTCATTCACAATGCTACTGGATATGATGTGCTCAAGAAAGTACAAGAAGAGTGTGGTGCAGATATATACCTTTCTAATGGTGTCTTACACGTGCATCCGCCAGGTGAAGTTGTAGGCGTAAATCGCTTTTATAATTTTGCCTTAAATGTAGAGGCAGTCAATTTGACTTATCGACAAGCAACTGACCGTAAGGTTCGTGTAGTGGTCAAAGCTCTTCTTCCTGATGGAACTGTGAAAGAGGTAGAAGTCGGAGCTACTGGTGGTGAGAAGGTAGAAATAAAATGTCCTACTTCTGATGCTGCAAGTATGAAACTTCGTGGCGAACTTGAAGTTAAACGTCGTAGTTTCGACGGCTATGACGGAAGTATCACAACTTGGCTCATACCTGAATGTATTCCTGGCGATATGGCGTGGCTTTATGATGCAGATTATCCACGTAAGGATGGCTGCTACTTTGTAAGAGCAGTAACAACAACTTTCAGCAGAGACGGTGGTAAACGAAAAATAGAACTTGGATTCAGATTAAGCTAAGGATATGGATCAATATAAGGAATTAAGAGAAAGGTTGCGAGGTGTAGCACCACAGCAAGAGATGACTGTACTACAAGGTATCGTTAAGAGCGTAAGCGGTAGTACTTGTGACGTGGAAATTGGAAGCCTTCTCGTACCAGATGTTCGCCTTCGTGCATCTGAAACAAATGATAATGGAGAGATGCTGATAGTTCCAAAAGTTGGTACTGCAGTCATCATTGGGAGTCTGTCGGGAGACTACTCAAGCCTTGTCGTCTTAGCTGTGGATCATGTTGAATCTATAACGATAAATGGAGGTAAGCTTGGAGGACTGGTTAATATTGAGGACTTAACCAAGAGACTTAATGAACTGGTTAAAGCTGTCAATAGCCATACACACCAGGGTACTCATGGTCCTACAGGTCCACCGCTAACAAAGGCACAAGAGTTCAAGAAAACTGATTATGAAGACGTAACTATCAAACATTGATATGAAAGGTATTACATTGATAGACTATGAAGCGGTGATACAACCGCATCGAGAGGCAGACGGAAAGATTACCTCTGGCCTGGTTGTCGGTGATACGCTGCATCAGAATCAGGCTTTGATTCTTCACTTACATAAGGGAGAGTTGAAAGAACGACCGATGACTGGCTGTGGCATCAGTGATATGCTGCTTGACAATGATCCTATCTATTGGAGAACGCTCATCAGAGAGCAGCTGGAGATGGACAGACAAACTGTGACTAATATAAAAATAACAACCAAAAGCATCGAAATAGATGCACAATATTAAACTTAAGCAATATGCAAAGAAACACGAAGGAATGGATACAATACGGCTCAGCCATATTTCTGCTTGCAAGTGGTGTGGCAATGGCTTTTCTGAGTTTCTTCTTTAATGGGGGCGATGTTAAAGACAGCGTGCTGTGGTATGTGTCGCAGACTTTGGTCTATGCTGGCTCAATCTTCGGTGTGGGTATCTACATTCAGAGTAAATGGGGAGATGTGAGAAATTACATCGACCGAGTTGTCAACTCCAAGAACGGAAAGGAGGAAGAATGAGAACGATTAAATATATTGCAATACACTGCACTGCAAGTCATCAGTCACAGACTATTGAGAGCCTACGACAAGAGTTCCTTCGGAAAGGATGGACAAATCCAGGCTATCACTATGTGGTTAGTCCAGACGGCAAGATTACCCAGCTACTTGATGAAGACAAAGTAAGTAATGGTGTAAAGGGCTTCAATGCTGTTTCTATCAATGTTGCTTATATTGGTGGCATTGATACCAATGGCAAACCCACTGATAACCGTACAGACGCACAGAAAGCAAGTCTTCGCTCGCTCTTGAAGATGCTACATAAGAAGTACCCTACAGCGGTTATTCAGGGACATCGTGATTTTTCTCCTGACTTGAACCACGATGGTAGAATTACCTCTAACGAATATATTAAGGCCTGTCCTTGTTTCGATGCAAAGGCTGAATACGCAAACATCTAACAACAACGATATGAAAACATTAAAAGTATTATTAGCAATTATCCTTACTGCTGTAATTTTCTCTGCTTGCTCTCATAAGGTCTATGTACCTGTAGAGAGTGTAAGCACCGATACCCTGCACGTTGTCAGTCACGATACTATAAGGGTTACGGAACGTCTTGCGCCAGTGTCACTTGCATTACCTGAGTATCATCAAGAGCGAGCAACGAAAGACTCTGTTTCTGTCTTGCAGAATGCCTTATATCGCTCAACGGCAAGAATACATAACGGTATCCTCACACACATATTAGAAAGTCTGCCAGGAGCTAAGGTAGAAGGTCTGACACCAGTGCATGACACCATCCGCATAACGATACACGATAAGGATCATAAACAATATAAAGAGAAACCAAAGATTATTTACAAGGAAAAGAATTTGAAATAGCTAAGCAGTATGACCTTATCCGTGATTATCAGGCAGCTATGAAGTCGTTAGACAACTTTTTAGCTAATAACCCCGGTAGTGTGTTTAGAGAGGATGCGCTCTACACACGGTTGCATTCAGCATACGAGTGGGCTATCAACAGTATAGAAACTAAGAAAGAAGAACGCCTCAATACAGCTAAAGAAGCCTATGACAACTTGTTGCGCGCTTACCCTGAAAGCAAATTCAAAAAGGAAGCTGAGAATATGCTCGCTAAAATTAATACATCACTAAAAAGTTTTACATCACAAAAATAATTACATTATGGATTT